CATGCCCCCCGGCTGGCCAGCCACCCGCGCCAGGGTGCTGCGCCGCGACCCCGTGTGCGTGCTGTGCTGGGCCGCACCCTCCACCGAGGCCCACCACCTCCACCCCGGCCTGGAGGACGAGCGGTACATCGTCGGGGCGTGCGCGCCGTGCCATCGGGACGTGACCCAGCAGCAGGCCGCCGCCGCGCGCCGCGCCGCCGCCGCTGACCGCTGACGCCGCCAGGGCTCGCCGCGACACGGGGCCGTCCCACCCCCCAGCGGGCGCAGGGCGGGCTAGCGGCGGCTATGTCGCGTAAGCGCAAGCAAACGTCGTTCGGGGCGACACGGGCCGTTTAAGCGCCGTCCCTCGGGCGGGGGCTCTCTCGGGGGAGGGGGGGGACCCCTCGCCCCGGTCCAGCCGGGCAGCGTATCCCGCCGCCACTTGACCGCGGGCAGGTTTCGGCCGTTTCGGGGGACGACGATCCGGCCGCGGGGCGCGATAATGGCCGGGTGACGGACAGCGCCGGGTTCACGTGCCCGCGGTGCGGGCGGACGAGCTACCACCCCGAGGACATCCGCGAGGGCTACTGCGGCGCGTGCCGCGACTGGACGGGCCGGGCCGCCGCCGGGGAGCTGGGCGCGCAGGCCGTCCGCGACATCGACGCCATCGTCACCGCGCTGGCGCCGCTGGCCGACGCCTACCTGCACACCGCCGAGCGGGTCGGCGACATGATGGCCGAGTGGGGCCGCCAGGTCACCGCGGCGTTCATGGCGAGCCACGGCGCCCGCGAGGGGCGGGGCGACCCGACCGGCGACGGGCCGGTAGGCCGCGGCGATGGGTAGGCGAGGCCCGGCGCCGACCCCGACGAACCTGCGCGTGCTGCGGGGCGACCAGCCCAAGCGCATCAACCTGAACGAGCCGAGGCCGCGGGACCTGGTGCCCGAGCGGCCCGGCTGGATCAGCCAGCACGCGGCCGAGGAGTGGGACCGGGTAGTGCCCGACCTGGTGGCGATGGGCACGGCCAAGGCGGTCGACGCGGTGGCGCTGGCCGCGTACTGCGAGGCGGTCGCGCGGTTCCGGGCGGCCTCGGCCGTGGTGGCGCAGACGGGGCCGCTGATCATCGGGCGGGACGGCCTGGCGCATAAGAACCCGGCCGTGCAGCAGGCCCGTGATGCCAGCTACGAGGTGCGGCTCTGGGCGCGCGAGTTCGGGATGACGCCAAGCTCCCGGTCGCCGCTGCGCATCGAGGTGTCCGCGGCGCTGCCCGCCGAGCGGCTGCTGTCGTGACCGCGCTGCCGCACGGCATCCCCGACGCCGACGCGGCGGCCTGGCTGGCCGCCCACGCCTCGGCGCTGCACCAAGCGCTGTTCGACGCCGAGTGTTACCGCGACGAGCACGGCCTGCCCGCGCGGGGCGACCGGGCCGACTTTGACGAGCTGGCCGCCGAGCTGGCCGCGCTGGCCGGGCTGGACCTGGACGGCTGGGGCGGCGGGGTGCAGCTGGCGCTCATTGACGAGCCCGCCGCGGTCGCCGACGCGCGGGCTACCCGCGAGCACATGCGGCGCTGGGCCGCTGGCGCCGACACCCACCGGGGCGAGCAGTGACCGCCGTCGTCCTGCCGCACCGCTACGCGATGATGCCGGTAGCCCAGCTGCGCCCGCACCCGGAGAACGCGAACACGGCCGACGTGGACGCCATCGCTGAGTCGATCGAGGGCATCGGGTTCTTCGGCGCCGTGCTGGTCCACGAGGCCACCGGCTGCATCCTGGCGGGCGAGCACCGCTGGCGGGCCGCGACCGCGGCCGGGCTGCCCGAGCTGCCCGCTATCGTGATCGACTGCGACGACGACACCGCGCGGGCCATCCTGCTGGGCGACAACGAGTGGGCGCGGCGCGGCGTGTGGGACATGGACCGGCTCGTCGCGCTGCTCCGCACCCAGCAGGCCACCCCGCTGGGCCTGATCGGGTCGGGCTTCACGGAGGCCGACCTGGCGCGGATGATCGCCGCGGGGCCGGGCGCCAGCGGCGGCCCGGCGCCCAACCTGGCCGACAGGTTCCTGGCCCCGCCGTTCGACGTGCTCGACGGCCGCGCTGGCTGGTGGCGCGAGCGCAAGGCCCGGTGGCTGGCGCTGGGCATCGCCAGCGAGGTCGGGCGGCTGGGCGAGCTGGCCGACCGGGCGATGGAGAACACGCGGGCCGACCCGTCGTTCTACGCCAAGAAGGCGGCGGCCGAGCAGGCCGTGGGCCACCCGCTGTCGACCGGGGAGTTCACCGCCCGCTACTACGAGCGGCCCGAGCAGGGCGTGGCGTCGGGCAAGTCGATCTTCGACCCCGTGCTGTGCGAGCTGGCCTACAGGTGGTTCGCCCCGCCCGGCGGGGCCGTGCTGGACCCGTTCGCGGGCGGCTCGGTCCGCGGCCTGGTCGCCGCGATGCTGGGGCACCCCTACCTCGGGTGCGACCTGTCGGCCGCGCAGGTAGCGGCGAATGAGCAGCAGGCCGCCAGCTTCGCCGAGCGCGGCCTGATCGGCGCCGGGGGCCAGGCCGCCAGCGGCGCCGCGGCGTTCGGGCCGGGCGACGTGACGCCCGTCGAGGAGCACGCGGGCTACCTGGTCAAGCGGGACGACCTGTTCGCGGTCGGCGGGTCGGCGGGCGGCAAGGCCCGCACGTGCCTGGCGCTGGCCAGCGCGGCCAGCCCGGCCGGGCTCGTCACCGCGGGCTCCCGGCAGTCCCCGCAGGCCAACATCGTGGCCGCCGTGGCCGCGCAGCTGGGCATCCCGTGCCGCGTCCACGTGCCCGCCGCGGCGGGGCCGCTGACGCCCGAGCTGGCCGCGGCGGCCGGGCACGGCGCGCAGATCGTGGAGCACCGGCCCGGCCATAACTCGGTGATCATCGCCAGGGCCAGGGAGGACGCCGCGGCCCGCGGCTGGCTGGAGATACCGTTCGGGATGGAGTGCGCCGAGGCGGTGGCGCAGACCGCCGGGCAGGCCGCCAGCCTCCCCGAGGGCGTGGCCCGCATCGTCGTCCCCGTGGGCTCGGGGATGAGCCTGGCGGGCATCCTGGCCGGGCTGGCCGCCGCGGGCCGCGATACGCCCGTGCTGGGCGTCGTCGTCGGCGCCGACCCGGCGCGGCGGCTGGGCAAGTGGGCGCCCGGCTGGCGCGGCCGGGTGCAGCTGGCCAAGGCCGCGGACGGCTACCACGACCACGCGGCGGCTACCCGGCTCGGCGGCCTGGAGCTGGACCCGGTGTACGAGGCGAAGTGCCTGCCGTTCCTGCGGCCGGGCGACCTGCTCTGGGCCGTGGGGCGCCGCGAGACCGCCGCTACCGGCCCGGCGGGCGGCCCCGTGCCCGCGTGGGCGAATGCCGACGCGGCGGCCTGGGTCGCCAGCCTGGCCCCGGACAGCGCCGACCTGCTGTTCACGTGCCCGCCGTATTACGACCTGGAGCGGTACTCCGATGACCCGGCCGACCTGTCGGCGATGAGCCCCGGCGCGTTCGACGCCGCGTTCGCGGCCATCCTGGCCGGGGCGGCCAAGGCCCTGCGGCGCGACCGCTTCGCCGTGGTCGTGACCGGCGATGTGCGGGACAAGCGGAGCGGGCAGCTGCGGGACCTGCGGGGCGCGACGATCGCCGCGGCGGCCGGGGCCGGCCTGGGCTACTGCTCGGGGGCCGTGCTGCTGACCGCGATCGGGAGCCTGCCGTTCGCCGCGGCCCGCGTGTTCACGGGCACGCGGGGGCTGCTGCGCGCCCACCAGGACGTGCTCGTGTTCGTCAAGGGCGACCGGGCGGCGGCGGCCAGGGCGTGCGGCGACGTGGTTGTCGAGCTGCCGCCCGAGCCCGCCGCGCCGGTCTGGTAGGGCGTGAGGCTTTACCCGTTACGCGATTCGCGTACCGACCGCAGCAGCCCCCGGCCGGGGGGCCGGGGGCTGCACGTGTACGGAACTACTTCCGTACAGCCGGGGGCGGGGCGGGGCCGATGTAGGCCAGCTCGCCCCACGCGAACCACGCGGAGGCATCGACCCATAGCTGGCGGCCCCGGCCGGGCACGCGCACGGTGAGCGACCAGTAGGCGCCCCCGCCGCGCGCCAGCACGACGAACCGGGTAACCGTGGTGGGCTGGCCCGGCGCCCTGGCCGTGCGCTCCCACACCTCGCCGCGCTTGGGCAGGCCGCCGGGCGTCGGCATCACGCCACCGCCGCTTCCATCGCGTCGCCCAGCTGGGCGTAACGCTGGCCGCCTACCTCGAACGGGGCCGCCTCGGCGCGGTCGTAGTGGATGAACGCGGGCTGCACGTCGGCGGGCGCGTAGTGCGGGATGACGGCCCACGTGCCGGTGAGCAGGGCGCCGTCGCCGCGGTGGTCGGGCCGGTCGGGGTCGTAGGTGCCGCCCAGCCAGAAGGCCAGGGCGCTGGCGGTGCGGGTGACGACTTCCTGCCGCTTGGGCGGCCGGGCGCTGTCGTCAATCAGGTAGGTCACGGGCTGTGAGTTGCGTGCTGGCATGGGGGTGGTTCCTTCCTAGATGCGCCAGCCCCCGCCGGGCGGCGGGGGCCGGGGGCCGGGCTGCTACTTGGCGGCCTTCGGCTGGCGGTCGGCGTCAACAACGGTGGCGCCAGCGGCGGTGAGCTTGTCCAGGCCCTTCACGGAGGCGAGCATGTACTCGCGCACGGCGGTCCGCACGGCCTGCGGGCCGGTCGCGGCCGGGGCCGCGGTCAGCGTCTCGGCCATTGCCTTGGCCTGGTCCTCGGGGATGCCCGCGGCAACGAGGCCCTTAACAACGGTCTCGGTGTCCACGGCAGCCGGGGCGTCCACGGCCCACTTCTCGGGGTCGATATGCACGAGCAGGCTGAGCCGCACGGGGATGGTCTTGGTCTCGGGGGTGGTGTTCTTGGCAGGCATTTCGGTGGTTCCTTCCGGTTCGCGGGCCTCTGTGGCCCTTGCCCGGCCCCGTGTGGGCCGAACACTATATGTAACAGCGGCATCACGGGTGTTATGCCGCATCACCAATGAATGTTCGACTATTCTTTGCGCACTGGCCCCGCCCGGTTTGGGTGGTTCCTTCCGGCGGGGCCAGCCTGCCATCATGGCCGGTATGACGGCGGCCGGGTCTGACCGGCGAAGTTACCCGATATGCGGGCGGATTTTCGACGGCCTGGAGTGCAGGCGGCGCGGTGAGCACCTGTGCGAGCCGCGCGCCCAGCACGCTACCGCGTTCTTCCGCGAGCTGCTGGTCCACACGAAAGGCGACTGGGCAAGGCGCCCGTTCATCCCCGCCGAGTGGGAGCAGCAGCGGGTTATCCGGCCGCTGCTCGGCACCGTGGTATGGGAACCGGGCTGGGGCCGCTACCTGCGCCGGTATCGGGAGCTGTACCTGAGCACGGGCCGCAAGAACGGGAAGACGGAACTGGTCGCGGGCCTCATGCTGTACCTGCTCGTCGGCGACGACGAGGAGGCCGCCGAGGTCTACGGCCTGGCGCTGGACAAGGACCAGGCGGGGCTCGCGTGGAACGCCGCGGCGCGGATGGTCGCGCTGTCGCCCGTGCTGGCCCGCCGCCTGCTCGTCGCCCGGTCGGCCGGGCGGATCGCCGACGAGCGGACCGCGTCGTTCTTCACGATCATCGCGGGGGACGCGGCCGGGGCGCTGGGCATCGGCCCGCACGCGGCCTACATTGACGAGCTGCTGACCCAGCCCGACCGGGAGCTGTACGACGCGCTCCGCACCGGGTTCGGCGCCCGCAGCCAGCCGCTCCTCGTGCTGGCCACGACGGCCGACAACGACCCGGCCGGGTTCGCGGCCAGCGA